GTTCACGGCGAACAGCATTATGAATACTGTCCATTTTTTCACAAGAGCAAGGCAGATTTCCTAAAGGCAAAAGCCCGCGACGAAGATAAAATAGAGTGGTGCCGAATCAACGATATACAAATCATAGTACTACATTTTAAGGAAAACGACGATGAGTGGCGAAAACACATTAAAGGCATCTGAAAAGCTGTCAGAACATTTAAATATAATTAACGCATATATTGATCTTGGTAATACAAAATTCTCCTCATTTAGAGAAGAGTATTTGCTAGTTGCTAATCTTTCGTCTGATGAACTTAAAAAGTTAACTCAACAGGAAACGTTTGATACAGCATATTTATTGTATGGTTATGCAACCTACATACAGGATGAAATAAATAAAAATAAGATCGCTCTTAACTGGTGTAATGATCAATTGGAAAAACTTGTCGTTGCTCATAATGATGAATTCGGCCAGTATACCAAGCACGAAGTTAAGAGGCAGATCATAATCAAAGACAATAACTATGCGGCATCCGTAGATAAAATGCGTGAAGTTGCAGAAGCCAGACTTCAAGCATTAGATGGCAAAGTTTATGAACTGAAACGCAAGGCTGACATTCTATTAGAAAAAGCTAAGAGGTCATGATGGACTTAAATAATTTTCTCAATTCTCTTACGGATGAGCAAAAGCTACAATTGGCTAATGCTCTAATAAGCTCAACTCCTGAAGCTAAAAAGCCAGAGAGTAAAGTGGAAGAATTCACAGTTAAAACAACACAGTCACCCAAAAAGCCTGCCTCTGTTGGGGAAGACTTCATTGTTAAAAAGGCAGAATCACATCCAGCTAGGAGAAAAGAATCCGTGAAAGCCAAAAGAAACCAGTGGGAAGACACTGGAGAGTTTAAAGACATACACACCCCAGAGGTTGAGCGAACCCCTCGACGCAGAGAAGCTCCGCGTAAAGAGGATGTAGAATGTCACGTTTGTGGAAAGTCATTTAAGATTGATCCACGTTTTAGCTATGGCGAATACTATCGATGCAACAGGTGTACAGGTAAAAAATAATGGAAGATAAACTAGTAGATATCGGTGCCGAAAGAGCGGTGCTAGCTGGACTATTGCAGCATGGCATTGATGGCTACGTTACAGTTGCTGACCTTATTAGCAGTGAAACGTTTGGTAATTCCAACAATCAAGTTCTGTTTAAGTGTATAGAAAAGATTATTGGTAATGATCAAACCGTTGACATTGCTTCAATATTATCATCAGCAAACCAGTTGGGTTTCTCAGACATAATTAATACCAACCAAGAGTTGAAGTATATAAAGTCACTCTTTGATTTCCCGGTGAATAAAGAGAATATTCTTAGCTTTGCTGTTCAGATGAAAAAGTTTGAATTTGCAAGAAAGATTAAGAAGCTTACATCTAAAGTTCACAAAGATATTGATGATGTTACTGGCTCAGAAACCATCAATGAAATCATACAGATCCTAGAGAATCCAGTAACAGATTTTCTAAGAGAAGACGATGGCGGCGACGTTCCTCAAAAAATAGGAAGCGGAGTTGGCGACTATGTGCAATTCTTGGGCGAAAATAAATGTGACATTATTGGTATTCCAACAGGGTTCGCAAAGTACGACCAAGCAATTGGTGGCGGTCTTAGAAGAAAATGCGTTGACCTTGTTTCTGCAAGACCAAAGGTTGGTAAATCAGTATTCGCTGACAATGTGGCTTTAAATGTGTCTTCCCTAAACATTCCAGTTCTTGTATTAGATACTGAAATGTCTAAGGAAGATCATCTCAATAGACTAATAGCAAACATTAGTGGCGTTCCAATAAATGATATTGCTACTGGCAGATTTGTGGATGATGAAGAAAAGCACGAAAAGGTTCTAGACGCAGTAAAGAAGCTAGAGTCAATTCCTTATAGCTATATCAGCGTTGCCGGTAAGCCATTTGAACAGATACTAAATCTTATTAAACGATGGATAGTTCAGGAAGTTAAGTACGATGATACTGGTAAAACAAATGATTGTCTTGTTATATATGACTACTTAAAGTTGATGTCCTCTAGCTCTATAACAAACAACATTCAAGAATATCAAGCTCTTGGATTTCAGATTACATCTCTACATAATTTGTGCGTAAAGTTAGACATTCCATGTTTGTCGTTTGTGCAGTTGAACAGAGATGGTATAACTAAGGAAAGCACAGATGCGGTTTCTGGATCAGATAGACTCATATGGCTTTGTACATCCTTTTCAATTTTTAAGGCTAAGTCTCCAGAAGAATTGGCAGAGGATGGACCCAATGCGGGCAACAGGAAACTTGTACCGATTGTTTCAAGGCATGGCGGTGGGCTAGACGATGGAGATTATATTAATATGTTGATGCAAGGTTCTCACGCAAAGCTAACGGAACTAAAGACGAGAAATGAATTCAAGAATCAACCAGTTGGCGATACTGGCCTCGTAAACAACGAATCACTCATTAAGATTAAGATTGCAGATGGACTTACAACAAATCAAGAAGAAGCTGAATGACAACTGCGAACTAGTTTTTAAAGAACTAGGTATGCAGTGTGAGAACTTTGGAGATAACATTTATTCTACATGTCCCATACATGAGGGTAGTGATAATCCAAGGGCATTTTCATATTCGGTCAGCAAGGGCATATGGAAGTGCTGGACTAGAGATTGTCAGCACTCCCACAGGAATGATATGTTCGGATTAATTATGGGAGCTTTGTCTGCAAAGGAAAATATAGACATTGACTTTTCTCAAGCTCTTAAGTGGGCTTGCAAACTATTAAAAATCAACCAGACATATAGTGCCAAAAAACAGCAGGAAATAGAGATAAAAGAAGGTGATGAAGATTTTTTCAACGTTGTAAACATCTTCAAGAATGACGCAGAAGAATATCAGCACAAAAAAGCAGACATTAAGTGTGATATATGCTGCCCATCCAAATACTTTATTAGCAGAGGCTTTTCAAAGGAAACCTTAGAACATTTTGACGTTGGTGATTGTAATGATAGTGGTTCAAAACTGCGTGAAAGAGCTATAATACCAATACATGACGATGCCGGGGAAGATATAGTTGGAATTATAGGTAGAGCAGTTAAAGAGTACATGTCTCCTAAATTCCTCTTACATCCCAAAGGTTTTGATAAAAGGTATTTCTTCTACAATTACCATAGAGCGATACAAAAAGCCAAAGAAACCTCATGCCTATTTATTGTTGAAGGTCAAGGCGATGTTTGGAAACTATATGAGGCTGGCGTTATCAATGCTGTAAGTATTTTTGGCAAAACCATTAGCAAGCAACAAGAAGAAAAACTACAAAAACTACCACTTACGCATCTCATTATACTAACAGATAATGATCAAGCTGGAAGAGAAGCAAAAGTACAGATTAAGCGTCAACTAAGTAGAATGTATAAATTAACTTTTCCCAAAATGTCAACCAAAGATGTTGGGGAAATGAGCATAGAACAAATACAAAGTAAGATACTGCAAAATTTGAAAGGAACATTTTAATGGCTAAGATAATCGGTATTTCTGGTAAGAAGCAGTCTGGCAAAAACACGGCTGCAAACTATATCAACGGGTCTATTCTACGATCTAAGAATATGATAGCAGATTTTTTCATTGATGAGCATGGCGGTCTTGCTATTAACACTACTGACCAAACTGGCACAAGTGGCTATGGCGTATTAGATGTAACAAGAAAAGATGCTGAATTTATTGAGTATGCAGAACAAGAAATGTGGCCCTTTATTAAGGTTTATCATTTTGCTGATGCTCTAAAGGAAATATCATCAGCTTTGTTTGGATTAAATATACAGCAACTTTATGGTACAGACAAGCAAAAAAATCTTAAGACAAATCTACTCTGGGAAGACATGCCAACTCAGGAAAACAAGAGTGGCAAAATGACCAATAGAGAATTTTTGGAGTATTTTGGCACAAAGATTGTTCGTAAAATTAGGTCAGATGCTTGGGTTAAGGCTACAATAAATAAGATAGTGGCAGAAAGCTCTGAGTTAGCTATTATCCCAGATGTAAGATTTCCAAATGAAGTTGAAGCAATTAAGGATAATGGCGGCATAGTTATCAGATTACAAAGAGATGTATTCAAGGACACTATTGAGTGCGAATGCGCTCTAGACGAAGGTAATTTTGATTGGTCATCATTCGATCATGTGATTGATAATCGTGATATAAGCATGAAAGATTTCTGCACAAAGCTAGATTCTATTAAAAACGTCTGGAGTATATAATGCTAGTAACATACATTAGGTCATCTAGCTATAATAATTATTCATATTGCCAAATGCAATATTTCATCACATATGTTCTTGGTCATCAACCGGCTAGCGGCAAAAAGGCTGAACTAGGAACTATTGTGCATAAGGTAATGGAAGTGCTTGCTAAACTAAAAAAGGAAATGCAAGACAATCCAAAGAAATTAAAGCTGACCGTTATAGACGATGCTGTTGGTAAGGTTGATATCAAAAAGACAGAGCTTTTCACAAAGGATATTGTGGAGGATCTAATTAAGAGAAGTTTCCACTTTTACACTAAAGACTCTGCACATGCTTTTTCTAGGGCAGATAATAATAATTGTGGGGAGTTGGTGTGGAATACCCTAAAGTATAACGACGGACAATTTGATCCAAGAAATAGGAAGATAATAGCGGCAGAACCACACTTCGACATACCGATTGAAGAGGATTGGGCTAAGTATAAATACAAAATGCCAGACGGTAACGTTGTTGATGGACAGCTTGCGATCAAGGGAACAATTGACCTTGTAACAGAAACGCAGGAAGGCATCATTGAAGTAATCGATTGGAAGACAGGCAAAAGACTAGATTGGGCAACTGGAGAAGAAAAAACCTATGAAAAGCTATGTTCAGACCCTCAATTACTACTATATAACTATGCTATCTCAAAGCTGTTTCCAGAATATCATCAAACTATTATGTCTATATTTTTCATTAAGGATGGAGGGCCATTCTCAATGTGCTTTGACAAATCAGACCATACAAAGTTTCTTAACATGTTGAAAGAGAAATATCAACATATTCAGAAGAATGAAACTCCAAAGCCAATTTCCAATGACAGAAGTAGCTGGAAATGCACAAAATTATGCCACTATTGTAAAAATAAGTGGCCCGATACTGAGACTAATATGTGTATGTACATAGAGGACCACCTGAAGAAAAATGGCATGGAAAAGACCATTGAGCATTGCACTAGGGATGGTTTTGATATAGGGTTTTATTCTGCTCCGGGTTGAAAAAGGATTACATATGAGCGAAAAATTGCTTACAATTGGTATGGCAACTTATGATGATTATGATGGTGCGTTTTTTACCATTCAATCATTAAGAATGCACCATGATATTTGCAACACTAGCGATGTAGAGTTCGTTGTTCTAGATAATAATCCCACCAGCAGTCATGGCACAGAGCTACGCAAGTTTGTGACTTCTCTAATGGGTGGAAGTGCTAAATATATACCTAAAACAGATAAAGCATCGTCTTTTAATAAGTATTCTATAGTAGACCATGCTTCTGGTAAATATGTTCTTATTTTAGATTGTCACGTTCTATTGGTAAAAAAAGCCATAGATCATTTAATGTCATACTATTACGAGCATGACAATTGTAAGGACTTAGTTCAGGGTCCACTTGTATACGATGATTTAGTCAACTGCGCTACAGAATTTGATGATAAATGGAGTGGAGATATGTATGGCGTGTGGCACACAAATAAAGCCGCATACGATAAGGGTGATCCGTTTGAAATAAAAATGCAAGGCATGGGCCTGTGTTCTTTCGAAAAAAAGAATTGGCCGGGGATATATCATAATTTTAAAGGGTTTGGTGGTGAGGAAGGATATATCGCTGAAAAATTTAGACGCAACGGCGGCAAGAATGTATGCATACCACAATTAGGATGGATGCATAGATTTAGCAGGCCGAATGGAGTTAAGTACCCACTCATTCTAGAAGATAGAATTTGGAACTATTTTGTTGGCTGGCTAGAAATCACAAAAGATCCAGACCACAAAATGATCTACGACACGTATAATCACTTTAAAAACAAAATTCCACCAAATAGTATTGACAACATTTTACACTTGGCAATTAGAGAGGTTCTTGAATGATAGATTTACTACCAATTATTAATGATTCATTTTCTAAGCACAAGATTAGAAATATGCAGCTAGATCCAAATGGGTTTTGTAATGCTGGATGTTGGTTCTGTCCAGTAAGATACCAAGGTAATCCAGAAGAAGCAAAATCTCACATGCCCGTTGATCTATTGGAGAAAATTTTTGCAGAAGTTATTCACGAAAGAGATAGTGGTGGATTGGTAGACCCAGCATTTAATGGTTTCTATACATCTCACTACAACGAAGTGCTTCTATACAAACACTTTGAAGAACTGTTAAAAGTAGCAAGAAAATACAAGCTAATTTTTATGGTATTGTCTAATGGCACCCCTCTATCTCCAAACAAGACAGACCTATTAATCGAATACAAAGATGTAATATCTGGCGTATGTTTAAATGTTCCGTGTTTTGAAGATGAGTTGTGGGCTAAAAGAGTGAATTTATCTAAGGCTATGTTTCCAAGACTAATACAAAACATTAGATACTTTATCGACAATCACCCAATGAAGCTATCAATACAAGTGAATGGCTGGGATGGCAAAAATACATGGCTAGAAAAAGGTGAAGATTTTCCTGCCGACTTGCTTGATGACGAGAATGAAAAACAAACAAATCTAGCTAAACAATTGTTTCCAGAAGCTAACGTTTTTCAAATGCCCCACTTGGTTGATAGGGCTGGATCAATAGCCACCGTCATAACTAATAAACATGCTATAGATAAATATCATCATGGAAAACAGGTGGTTGGATGCATGAATTCTGCCGAAAGTGGCGGTAGACCGGTTGGTTGGATTCATGTCAACTCAGTGGGCGAATGTTTTCTATGTTGCAACGATGTAGAAATGGAAATGAAGTTTGGAGATTTTAAAACTCAGAGTCTAAGAGATTTTTGGGGTAAAGAAGACCATATTAACACTATTATCAACTCATACGAAGGGATGTGCGTCAATTGTGCTTCTGCTCAATTCGCATAATAGGAGAAAAAATAATGCCGATTCCATCAAGAAATGAAAATGAAAATGCTAATGATTATATGTCTAGGTGCATGAGTGATAGCTCTATGCAAAAGGAATATCCAGATGATAAGAATAGAATTGCTGCATGTATGGGCAAGGCTACAGAAAGCTGTGACCCAATAGAAGCTGCTGGATTTAACATAGGATACGAAGAAGGATATTCAGAAGATATCACGGAAGAAAATTTTTATGTCCCACTAGAAGCAGAATATGAAGACTTTGGTGAAGAAATTGAAGAGTGGGATGTGTCAATAGCAAAGCCGGGGCTATGGGAAAATATCCAAAAGAAGAAAGAAAGAATGGGCAAAAAATATAAGCCAGCAAAGCCGGGAGATCCAGATCGCCCAGACAAAGACGCATTTAAAAAAGCTCAGTCTGGTGGAGATAGCGAAATGGCTATTGAGCAAATAATGAAAATGCACGACCAGCTTATGGAAGTTGTTGCCAAAATGCAAACTATGCAGATACCTGTAGAGTTTCAGGATTGGACAAAGGATATGATATCTAAAGCTGAAATCTATGTGCAGAATGTATACGACTTTGTTAAGTATTATGAACCGGGTAAATATGAGGATGAAAATGAAGACAAGGAAGAGTCTTATTCATCAGAATATCAAGGCCGCAAAGTAACACTAAATAAACCATTTAGAACATCAAATGGTCCAAAGAAGTTTGCGGTATATGTCAAGAATGAAAGCGGAAATGTCGTTATCGTTAGGTTTGGCGATCCAAACATGACAATCAAGAAGAATATTCCAGAACGACGAAAAAGCTTTAGAGCTAGACATAACTGTGATAATCCCGGTCCACGCTGGAAGGCCCGATTTTGGAGCTGTAAGGCATGGTGATATGTGAGAAAGTGTAGAAAATGCAAAAAGAATCCAGTGCCAACAGAATCACGTAAGTATTGTGGGGAATGTCTAATAAAAACTACGCACTGTGAGTGCGGAAAAACATTTAGATCTACAGCAGGACACAAGCTATGTAAGACTTGTAGGAATATAAAAGGAAATGAAGGCAAATGTGCTACATGTGGTAAGAATAAACACCTTTACTGGAGTAGCGGAACCTGTACTACATGCTATAGAAAGTTATCAAAGTATAAGATAGACAAAGAAGCATTAATAAAAATAAAGAAGATTACACACTGTCAATTATGTAACATAGAACTGGAGTATGATAACCAGTATAATGGTGGAGTAATAGATCATTGTCACGAAACTGGAGAAGTGCGTGGTTACATTTGCCAGAAATGTAATGTGATAGAGGGGATGATTAGGGATCAGAAACACCTAGATAATTTCTACAAAAATTATAAATCATACATTGTAGGAAGGAAATTGGTGAATTATGATCCAGAAACTTAAGCACAAATGGTGTAAGCATCTATCTGAAAACCAAATGACCTATTGCGAACATTTAGTGTTCGCTTTAGGTTATGGTTTTGCCTGCATTAAGGCTGGTTGGTACTTAATTATTCATGGGCTGCTACCGTGTTTTTATCAAAAAGCTGGTAGCGACCTAATTCACGCACTTGATAAAGCGTTTAAACGAAATCAAGACTTGCGTTAGTTGTCCGTTGATGCTATAATAGTTGGATTGCACACTCATTGAAAAGGACTTATATGGTAAGCTGGTTCCCGTTGAATAATTACACTCATTATAGTTTGCTAAAGGGCTTTTCTAAACCAGAAGAATTGGCTGAAAAATGCAAAGCCAACGGATATCCTGCCTGTGGCGTTTGTGACTATAAGACAATATCTGGCGTAATATCTTTTTACAAAGCTTGCAAGAGCGCTGGCATTAAGCCCATTATTGGCTGCTCCTTTGATACGTTCAAAGTTTTTGCCAAGAATAAGTCTGGTTGGCATGATCTAATTGAATTAGTATCGTCCATAGATGAGAATGGAGATCTGTCAGAAGATTTATTTAGCAAGATCTTTGACAGAAAGAATCTCATCAAGCTGTCTAATTCTCCAAATAAGTCTATACCAGATAGCTATTATGCTAACAAGGAAGACGCAAAGCTGCACAGAATATTGTTGTGTTCTGACATGAAAACAACACTGCCAAAAATTAGCAAAGCTATTAAGCAAGATAAGAATGGATCTGTTAATGTTAGCTCATACATGGACAATCACATGGATAAGCTAGATTATTTCCTGTTTGACAAATTTTATCTACTTAACAAAGAAGAGTCTGCTGGTCTAGAAACAGATAAGCTAGAAGAGATTTACAATCAATGTGAAGATTATGATGTTTTGAGTAAGCCTAATCTACCAAAATTTGCTTGCCCAAAGGGTCAGTCTGAAGAGGACTATTTGAAGGAACTATGCAGGGTTGGCTGGAAGAAACTACTAATTGACAATGATAAGGTTTCTAAGCCAGAAGATAAGCAAAAATATCTAGATAGATTCAAGGAAGAGTTTGACGTTATTAAGGGAGCTAATCTATTCGGATATTTCTTAATCGTGCATGATATTATACATTATTGCGAAAGTCAAGGGTGGCTTTGTGGTCCCGGTAGAGGTTCTGCTGCTGGGTGCTTAATATCTTATCTAATTGGAATCACTAAGATTGACCCACTAGAGTTCGATCTTCTATTTGCACGTTTTTATAATGCTGGTCGAAATAGCGAAGATCACATTTCATTGCCAGATATTGACATGGACGTTCCCGGAAACAAAAGAGATGAAGTTATAGCTTATCTTAAGAATAGGTATGGCAATGATCACGTTAGTCAAATGATTACGTTTGGTAGGCTTCGTGGACGAAGCGCCATCAAAGAAGTTCTACGAATTAATGAGGCTTGTTCCTTTAGTGAGATGAATGCTATAACCAAAAGTGTTCCCAATGAAGCTGAAATCTCAGATCAACTTGCGGACATGGACGATGAAGAAAGGTCTATTATTCGCTGGGCATTGATTAATAGATCTAGTGACTTAAGAGATTTTTGTTATCTCAATGACGAGGGTAAGCTTGAAGGAAACTATGCAGAATATTTTGAGCAAGCCATCAAGATTGAGGGAACATTTAAAACTCAGGGTAAACACGCTGCCGGTGTTGTTATTTCTGCAAAGAAACTAAATACGGTTTGCCCAATGGTAAAGCAGCGTGGATCAACAGAAAAGATTGCAGGACTTGAAATGTCAGACCTTGAAAGTCTAGGTCATGTAAAGTTCGATGTTCTTGGTATAAATTTGCTGGATAAAATTATGATGATACAGGATACAATAAAAAATGATTAAGTTTGAAGTGACACATGATATTGTTGAGATAGCAATTTCAAAATCAAAAGAAATGGGAGAATTAAATAATTCTATCACTGCTGGAGAAGGAAATCTCGCTGGATTCATCGGAGAAGAGATTGTTAGTAGATTTATTGGTGGCACCATTCAAAATACATATGATTATGATATAATTTGTTGCGGTAAGACCTATGATGTTAAAACAAAGAGATGCACTAGTCCACCTAAAGAATTTTATGAATGCTCTGTTGCTGCATTTAATATTAAGCAAAAGTGTGACAAGTATGTATTTGTGAGAGTGCAATTTAAAAACAATAGATATGGACCAGCATGGATTTTGGGATGTAAAGATAAGGCAGAATATTTTCAGAAATCTAAAAAAATGAAGAAGGGCGAAATTGACCCTAGTAACAATTTCATTGTAAAAGCTGACTGTTATAACATGAGCATTAAGGAATTAGACACATTGGAGGCTTGAATGGCTAATAGAGACTATATTATATTTGACTTTGAAACAGGATCACGTAACCCGCACAAGACTCAGCCCACACAAATTGCAGCATTAGCAATTGATGGACGCAATCTATCAGTAAAGGGGCAGTTCAACAGTGAAATTAAGCCCATCTTTGAGGATGAGCTAGCAATTGCCGCTGGGTTTGATCCACTTGAGGATGAGGCTTTAAAGATTACTGGAAAAACCAGAGAGGGTCTTTCTGAGGCACCTTCATTGAAATCAGTATGGAGCAAGTTCACGAAGTTTGTGGATCAATACAATTGGAAGGGTGATTCTTTTTATGCACCAATTCCAGTTGGTTTTAACATCATAGGCTTCGACTTAATCATCGTCAACAGACTGTGTAAAGAATTTGGTCCTTGGGATAAAGACAAGGGACACCAGAAACTCTTTAGCAAAGTTTACAAGGTTGATATTATGGATAATGTCTTCCTGTGGACAGAGGGTGATCCTAGCGTTAGATCTATTAGCATGGACTCACTAAGGCAAAGAATGGGACTAAGCAAAGAAAATGCTCACGATGCTTTGCAAGACGTTAAGGATGAAGCTAACATATTCATCAAGCTATTGAAAACACACAGGTCGGTGTATCAGAATATTACTTTTGAAAACGCATTTGCAAACGGTGGATTGTATGTCAAATAATGTCAGTATTGATTATAACTGCAAGAAGACTTGGGGATTGTTTGCTGAAGGCAAAACCAAGGGCATTTTTCAGCTAGAGAGTAATCTAGGAAAGTCTTGGTCTAAAAAACTAGCACCAACTAATCTAGAAGAACTATCTGCATTAATTGCTATTATTAGGCCGGGAACTTTAAAGTCTTTCATTGATGGAAAATCTATGACCCAGCACTATGTTGACAGAAAGCATGGCAGGGAAGAAGTAACATACTTGCATGAATCTCTAGAAGAAATCTTAAAGCCCACATATGGGGTTCTGGTTTATCAAGAGCAGTCTATGCGTATAGCCCAAAAGGTCGCGGGCTTCAATCTACAAGAAGCAGACGTTCTTCGTAAGGCTATTGGTAAGAAAAATGCCACCCTCATGAACGAGGTTAAGAAGTCATTTATAGAGGGTTCTCAAAAGGTCGGAGTAGTCACAAAAGAAGAAGCAGAACAAATCTTTGGATGGATTGAAAAGTCTGCACGTTATGCCTTTAATAAGTCTCACAGTGTTTCATACGCAATGTGTTCATATTGGAGCGCATACTACAAGGCTCATTATACCCCTCAGTTTTTCCTAGCCTATCTACACTATGCCAACGAAAAGCAAGATCCACACAGAGAAATATACGAACTTATCTCTGAAGCGAAACTGTTTGACATTCAACTTAGGACTCCAAACATTACAAATTTTAGTAACAAGTTTGTTCTTAGGGAAAACAACAAGATTTATTTTGGCGTAAAGGATATCAAGTCGCTAACTGGTAAAACAGGCGATGCTCTTGAAGAAGCTATCAAGTTAGCAGAGGAAACTTCTGGCAAGAAAATATCATCATTTACTTGGCTAGATATACTGGTGTTTTTTAGCCCACACGTTAGCTCTACATCTTTTAAGGCTTTAGCGTCAGTTGGATTTTTTAGAGGCTTTAGGGAAAAGGTTTCTCGTAACAAAGCTCTGTATGATTATGATATATTTAAGACTTTGACTAAAGCAGAGAACACTTGGATATCAAGCAACTACACAAATAAAAAGTGGAAGTCTTTCGTAGAGTGCCTTAAGGATTTGGCACCAACCAAAAAAGAAGGTGGTGGCACAAGCAAGGTTGATCGTAAGCAAGCTATACTTAATGAAATACAACTACTTATTGATCCACCATATGACCTTGAAGATGACGCGGGCTGGATTATTGATCAAGAAACAAAGTTCTTGGGTTGTCCAGTAACCTTATCTAGAATTGAAACGTCAGATAGCTCTGCTGCTAATACAACGTGCAAAGAAATTATCAATGGCAAAAAGGGTAAGGATTTGTGTGTTGTGGCAAACATTCAGAGGTTGTCAGACTATACCATAACAAAGGGTGAGTCTAAGGGGCAGATGATGTCATTTTTAACAATAGAAGATGAATCATGTATGCTTGATAGTGTAATTGTTTTCCCACAAGTAAAAGAGAAGTATAGGTATGTATTATATGAAGGAAATAATCTGATTTTTTGTGGATCTGTCACAGGTCAAGACAATGCGTTTATTGTCAACAAGATTCACGAAATTTAACATTGTCTTTTTGGCTTGTATCAGCTAATATACAAAGATTGGAGAAGATATGAATATCTGTTCGTTTACGGGGTATCTAGTGGAGAACCCCAAGATTTCTATAATTGACAACGTTGTACTTGCAGAATTTACAATAGTTGTCTATACTTATAGAAGAACAAAAAGCACTGGCGAGAAGAGTAGAACGCCAACATTTTTAAGGTGCGAAGCTTGGCATACTGGTGCTGAAACTCTAGAAAAGTTTGCGACCAAGGGAACCAAGATTACTATCATAGCATCTGCTAAGAATATTTCCAAGGAAAATCGCGGAATAGTTTTTAGAATTAACGAATTTGATCTATGCAACCAAGAGTTTGAGGATTAATATCAATGAGAAAGAAAAGGATTCTATTTTGCAGCGAAGCAACGTTTCTCAATACGGGCTATGCGACATACACTAGAGAAGTTTTAAATTATCTGCATAGCACTGGCAAGTATGAGCTAGCAGAGATGGCGTCTTATGGCGAGAGAAACGATCCAAGGTCTAGAGGAATTCCTTGGGGATTTTATGGCGTTGCTCCACCGGCAGATGCTAGCGAAGAAGAAAAGAAAAAATATGTATCAATGGCAACAAATCAGTTTGGTGAATATGCCTTTGAGGGTGTGTGTTTAGATTTTCGTCCAGATATAGTTTGTGATATTAGAGATTTCTGGATGTTAGATTTCGCTGAAAGGTCGCCATATAGAAACTTTTTCAAGTGGGCTATCATGCCAACTGTGGATGCTGCCCCTCAAGCTCGACAGTGGATAGCAACATATAAGTCTGCCGATGCGTGTTTTACATATTCAGATTGGGCTGGTGAAGTATTAAAGGATCAATCTGGTGGCTTAATTAATTACTTAGGAAGCGCACCACCATCTGCTCATCCAGCATATCAACCGATCCAGAACACTGATGGTCTAAGAGAATACTTTAACATAGACCCTGAAACCAAAATCATCGGCACAGTTATGCGTAATCAGAGACGCAAATTGTATCCAGATTTATTTGCAGCATTTAGAATACTTCTTGATAAGGTTGAAGATAAGAATAAGTATATATTATATTGCCACACAAGTTACCCAGACATGGGTTGGGATTTTCCAGAATTGCTACAGCAATATGAATTATCATCTCATGTTATGTTTACATATGTTTGTCCAGAAACTGGCAAGCCATTCCCATCTAGATTTAGGGGTGCAATTGCTCAGTCTCCATTTACTGGAAAATATAACTGTGCAATGTCTAATGTAAAAACAGGATTAAGTTATGAAGATCTAGCTGTTATCATTAACCTGTTCGATATTTATGTTCAGTATGCAAACTGTGAAGGCTTTGGTCTACCGCAGGTCGAAGCTGCCGCTTGTGCGGTGCCGGTAATGGGTACTGACTATTCCGCTATGGAGAGCGTTTTAAGGCAGCTAGGCGGCATTCCAATTAAACCAAAGGCTCTCTATAAAGAACTTGAAACCGGATGTTTTAGAGCCGTTCCAGACAACGAACTTGCCGCACAAAAGCTAATTGAGTTCTTTGAGCAACCAAAAAATGTAAGAAAGAGAATGGGCTTTAATACTAGGCAGGCATTTCTTGAGCATTTTCAGTGGGATAAAACTGGCAAAATGTGGGAAGATTATTTTGATAGCGTAGAAATACAACCAGAAGAAAAAACATGGAAGTCTGCCCCAAGAATTAGCTACCCAAAGCCAAAGCCACAGAATATCCCAGATGGAACATCTCATGAGGATTTATCTAGGTGGTTAATTACAGATGTTCTATGTGACCCTGAAAAGATTAACTCTTTCATGCACACTAGATTAACAAGAGATTTAATGTATGGATGCTCAACAGCAACAACCGGTGGCATGTATTTTAATGAAAGTTCTGCAAACTTCGACGGAAAGAACATAAGAAATCCATTTAACTTTGATATGGCTTATGATCATATGGCAGCACTATGCCAAAGAAGAAATGGTTGGGAAAAAAAGAGAGCGGAGGTTTTTAATCTACTATGAAAATATTGTACATAGCTCATTACAAGGAAGGTAGCGGGTGGTCTAGGGCTGCACTGGATTACATATC